AGGTTTTCTTTTCTTCGGAAGTTTATCAAGAACATATGAAATAATATTCTTATTTGCTGTTGATATTCCAGATTTAGAAATTATTGGAATTGACTTTCCAGATTTACCTAAAACATTATTAGATTTATTATATGCAGTTATCTCCTCGTAAGTTGCACCACCTTTTATCTTTTGTGCAATTATTTCAGCTTGAGAGGTTGCTTCTTTTTGCTTTTGTATATTAATAGCTCTTTGTTGCGTATATATCTCATCAATAACCTTAGCCTTATCTTTAACATTTCCAGCTTTTGTAAGTTTATATTGTATGCCTAGGTCATCTGCTTGTTTGATAATTGTCTTAGTTTCAAATTCTTTCTTAGCAGCTTCTCTTGTTTTTCCTGCTATAATTGTTTTATCACGTACAGATACAGGCTTTAATGTTGTTTCCCCACCATTTATACCATCTTTTGATTGTAACCAATTTCCAGTTAAATAATCATCAACAGCTTTTTGATTACTAAAAATGCTTTCTTTAATATTTTCAAATCCTTTGGTAAACATTTTAAGTTCTGTTGCATTAGGAGTTTTGTCATACATTTGTTTATAAAGAGTAGCAGCTAAATCATCATCTAAAATTTCTTTTATTGCACCCATCATATATGAACTATGGTCATTTACTAATTTTTGATATTTAGTTATTTCTAAATTTTCTTTACTTCCTTTTTTAGCTTTAAGGTAAGCTGAGTCCGTATCTATTTTACTATTGACTTCTTTAATAAAATCATAGTCTTTTTTGAATTGTTTGAGAGTTTTTGGTCCTTCTGATATTACATTGTTTAATTCTCTAATTTTATCTGTAAGAATCTTTGGAACTTCTACTCCAGATTTTCTTAATGATGCAGCAGTATTTTCTGTGATTTTAAGTTCGGTTTTAGCGGCAGTTTCACCCATTTTTACATGAGTATTAATAACATCATAAGCTTCCATTGTAACCTTCTTACCGTCTTTTGTTACCAGCTTAGGTTCTACAAAGCTACCAACAGCTCTCATTCCCCCAACAACCAAGAAATTAGTCCCTAAACCTGCCCACCATTCATTTGAGCCTAATTTAGGCGCTTCTGGGTCCCCAAGAACAGATGGCAATGATGTAAATAAAGCAGCCTCAGTTCCAACTCTTGCTAATGGGCTTGTTGCAGCTTGTGTTAATTTTTGTTGATATGTAGGATTTTTAGATGCAAAAGCAGTTGAATACCCATATATAGAACCCATAATTCCTTGCGTAAAACCACCAGATATTGCAAACATAGGGAATGTATGTAAAAATTCATCAGAAGCTACTTTTAAAGCTTTAGATATATTAACAGGCTTATCTGGATTTTCTGTCCTTTGTCGTGCTGTTTCTGCTACCATAGCATGTGAAGCAGCAAATGAACCACCACCAACACCTAGATTTAATGCGCCATCAACAGTTTTTGATAATACTGTTCCAGCGGTTTTATTTTTAAGTGCATAATTGGTTAATAATCCTCTTTCTACAGTTTTTCTAGCTATAGTTCCTCCAAATAAACCAGTTTTAGCAGCAACACCTACAACTTTACCTAAAGCACCAGTTGTTATCATTGTGGCAGCATCTAAAGGAGATAACATACCTACAGCAAATTGACCTGCTTGTGCATACCATGCTGGATTATAATCTTCACTAACATCCCATTTATCTTTTCCATGAGCAGTTCTATATAACATTCCAGCCATTGAATCATTATATGATTGTTTAAAGAAATCTGCGCTTATTAATCCACCTAAAGCACCTTCTTTTTGCCATTTTTCTGGAATAAAATCGCTGGTTAACCACCATGAATCAATAGACGCTGGGTCTGTATTTGTATACATTAAACTTTCTTTGGAATGCTTTTCTTTTTGTAGTGGAGCCTGGTAAGATTGGTCTGTACTTATAGCATCTTTATATGAAGGTAAATTAAGTTCAGGATAACGTTCTTGAACCAATCCAACTATTTCCTCATTTGTTCTTCCTTCGTATATTTCAGGATACCTGTCTTTCCAATACTGAGTATACTTATTTATATCTGTTATTTGGCCCATTGGCTATTACTTAGATTGTATTTTTAACATTTTTTCACGTATAGTATTATATCTTGTAAGAATTTTTATTGCTAATTTATCACTAGGAGTAGGCTTTCCCGTAAAAAATGGTCTTCCTTTTGCTTCTGCTTGAGCTTTAGCTTTCTCCCATTGCTCTAAACGTTTTTCATAAGCTTTAAAATCTTTATTATATTTGTCGATTATTCTTTGAAGTCCCAAAAACCCTTCTTCTAGGCTGCTAGGTATTAATTTTTCAAGCTCAGACCTATTATCGATTACTTCCTTTGGAGGAGAATCAAGAGGAAAACGTTTTTTTCTAATTGGTTTTCCATATTCCATTGGCACAACTCCACCTACAATATTTATAATTTTTTCAACATCTTTATGTAGGGTTTCTTTATCAATATCTGTTATGCCAGCAATTACTTGACCAGTTGTTAGGGTCTTCCCTTTTCTTTCTGTGTTCTTTAACTCAACTTCTGGCATTATTTGATTTATATAATTAATTTTCGATTTCTTCTCTTCTTCTTTTCTTTCCTTATACATCTTTTGCTTATACTCAGGTGAAGCAGGGGTTAGTTCTTTTTCAGTCATAATAGGTTCTTCTTTAGCTGGAGTAACATCCATAGACTCTTCTTGAGTAGGTGTAATATCTCCAGCCTCTCCTTCAGTATCACCTGAAAGCTGCTTTTTCTTTAATTCAAACTTTTCTCTATTACTTAATCCATCCAATACTTCTGTAGTTTCATATCCTGATATATTATTAGGGTCTATTGTTGTTGCTTCCCATATAGGATTCTCATCATATAAAATTCCAGTAGCTACTCTGTGCTGTATATTAAAGCTTTTAGCATTTTCTAAGAATAAATTTTTCATATCTATAAGATGTTCCAGAGGAATCTCAGAATTAGCATCATAACCGTTCATGCTTAGCATAGCCATAACATCTGCATCATCGGAAGCTCCTAATTCTTCGGCATTCTTTTTAACTGAATTTGGATGTTTCATTATCATTTCAGAATACTTTGCATATGCTTTACTGTAAGTTTTATATCCCTGTATACTTCTAGTTGTCATAGTATTTATTGTTTTTTGAACTTCGTTAACATCACCTGTGACAATGTTTAACTTTAACATTTCAAGAAGCATTTTAGATTCTTCATCAACAGTTCCATCTGGATTAATTAAATTAAAATCTCCTTGATATGTATCTAATGCTTCAAAAGCTGCAGTATTAGCGTTTATCCTGTCATCTAAAGCTTTTTCCAATAATGTTTGCGAATAAGTCCCATCTCCTTTATATCTGTATCCATAAGCCTTACCTCTAGCTACTATTTCTTTGAGATTTATTAGATTTCTTTCTCTTTCGGTAAAACCTTCCCATCCTCCTTGTAAAAGTTTTGCAGTAAGTTTTTCTGGATTTTTAGCATATCCTTCATATATATCTTCTAATTGTTCATAAGCCATTGGAAGTTGTTGGAATACTGTTTTTTTATCTGAATAATCTAAAATATATTCATCATTTCCAGATGTGGCTACTTTTGAGTTATGTTGGTCAATTGAGGGTATTAAATTATTTAATTCTTCTATAGTACTTGCATTTTTAATATTATTATTCAAATGCGTAGCAGTACTGAATTGATTTTTTGCTACATTTGCATCACCCTCTTTTAAAAATTTCATTAATTCAAGCAAATCACCTACACTTGTTAAATCGACTTGCTGTGATTTATAACCGTTAGACATTAAATCTCCTTATTTATACGTTCCCGTATCTTATACCTAAAGCTGTATCTTTTATACTATTAAGATAATCTATAATATATTGTTCTGAGCTAGAGACAGAAGAGCCAACATCTGCCAATACTCCTGACATTTTTTGACCATAAACATCTTTAGCTTGACTCATATAATCCTGTCCTTGTTGACTTCCAGCAAATCCGCCAAGTGCTCTTTTACCTTTGTGCCCTTCAATAGAGGCAGTTAAATCTTGAATTAATGGATTTTGCTGAGCTTGTACTATAGGAGAATATGTTTTTCCATATGTTCCTTCAAATAAACCTTTATTAAATCCTGAAAATAAATGGTCAGGTAATAAGGATTTGTCAATGCCATATGTCCCAGCAACAGCTGATGCAATTGAACCAGGGGATAGATTTGCTATGTCTGAATAAGATGTCCCTGGTAAACCTAAACTTTGTATTAATTGTTCTATATAACTTTTCATTTTAGTAATTCCTATCTTTTAAAATTAAGTAAATTCAATAATGGCGATAATTGCGCCATTTCCCTGTTAGTTATTTTATCCCCAGAAAAAATCTTCTCTAATAAATTGCCTTGCCCAAATAATGGTTTTCCAATATTCCATGTCTGCGAAGCAATTCCAGGAGAAAGTCCTGATGCTAAAGAAACGCTTGCTCTTGTATCTGGAGATGATACAGTCCCATCTCCCCATAAGTCAAGTCCTCCTGTAAAAAGACCAACATCTGCACCTGCAGCTTTTGCTGCCTTAACCTTAGCCATTTCTTTTTTTCCACCACCCATTATATAAGAACCAATTCCTGACATTAAAGCACTTTTAAATATATCTGATGAACTTGGAAGAGAAGATTTCATTCCTTCGAGTTTCGTTTTATAACCATGCTCAAATGCTTTTGTTCTTTTTCCAAGCCATGATTGTGCATATTTTTCAGGCATTCTAATTTCAGTCATAGCTTTATCTATTTGTCTCAATGCATGTTTTCTCTGCTTATTTCCTCCAATAAGGCTTGATATTCCAGAAACTATGCCTGAAGTTAAAGGATTCATAAACATAGCAGTTGTCCCTAATGCTTGTATTCCACCCATTCCACCAGCCCTTTTGCCTAAAATCTTAGAAACTTCCAACTCTTTATCTCTCATCATATCATCAACTACTTCAGTTTCTTTGCCAACAAACTCTCTTGTAGCTGCCCTATCTTTAGTTTGCATATTTGCAATTTCTTGTTGAGCGTCTTGAACTACTTTTAAGGTTCTCGCTAAAACAAACGGATTCACTGTCATATTTTACTCCTATTTCTGTCTAATTCTTCTCTTAAATATATTAATATTTTTTCTCATTTACAAATCTACTATAATCCATCGTGAATTGCTGCAGGTAATGCTGTTGCTTTTATAATAAAGGGATGGTCACATATACCATGTGTTGCTCTTACACCATACATTAAATATGCTGTTTTAGTAGAGCCTGCTGTACCAAATCCAATATAAAATGTATTACTCGAACCTACCGATGCTAAATGACTGGCACTTAAAACCCATTTAATAGTATAAACACCATCATCAGCTTCCCCATCAGAGTATGGGTGTCCATGTGCATCATATTCAAATTGTACTGCAACAGAATTGTATGTAGAATTGTCGCTTAAACCAACATTTATATTTGTACTTGTGCTTGCGAAATTTATAAAAAATGTAGCCTCTATTTCAACCAATTCACTTGGAGGTGTTTTAAATGTTATTTTATGTTCAGCATCTTCAACAGTTAATGAATTTTGTATTTCAAAACTACCTTGATTTGTTAAATCCCCTTGCAACCTTGTATATCCAAGCACCATTCCTGCATAAGCACTATTTGCAGCACTAAATTCAGTAACTGTTGCCCCGCTTACTGTTCCTGCTACCCAATTAGTTGCAGCTAAACTTATTTTATCATTAGCCTCATCAAGAGTTAGCATTTTATCTGTACCTACATAAACATCTAAGACATCATCTGATGATTCTGCTATATAAGTATGAGTACCTCCATCAAAATACAATCCATCAGTTGCATTTATAATTGTTTTTTGACTTACAGGGTCTAATATTAAATCTCCATCAGGTATTAATGATAAATGTGCTACTGCACCATCATCATCTGTGGTATAAATTTGTGTTACACCATTAGCACCAACTATAATTCTAAAGAAATTTCCTGTATCATAAAGAAAATTATATCTATTGTTCGCTAAATCAAAATCTACTTTTGTAGCAAGTGCATCCTCAAATGTTATATTACCCCCATCAGCATTTAGCTCAATATCTCCATCTACATCTAAAGTTAAATTTGCAGCACTTGCATTAGCATCAACAGTTTGTAGGGTTAAATCTCCATTTGTTCCTACAGTGAACTTTGCATAATCAACCGCATTATCATTATCATATAAATACATAATACCCGTTGAAGGAGTGAGCTTTAAATCTCCGTCAGGTTGTAATGTAAGGTGTGCTACAGCAGTATCAGCATCAACTGTTGATATTGTAGTAGCTCCTTCTGCACCAGTTGTTATTTGAAAATAATCAGAAGTATTTGCTGAACTTCGACATCTTATATCAAATCCTGTTCCATCTTCTATTGTTGTTTGTAGTCCATTATTATAATCAGCTCCTAAACATGATAACATTAAGCCATAATTATTTTGTACTCCAGATGTTCCAGCATTTAAATCCACATCTATCCCATATTGAGTTACAATGGCACCATGAGTAACATTATCGGCATTTAAATCTAAATCTAAGCCATATATAGCGGCATTATCTCCTGTAGGCATACCTATAGTAAAATCACCATCTATATGTAGGCATTGAGCTATAGTATCATTACCTGATTCATATCCTGAATAATTATAATCAATATGTATTAACGGACCTGAATGTTCACTTGTTTGCCAATTATTATCATAATCTCGATTATGTTTAACTGTTAATGTTGAACCGTCATATAACAATGTAGGCTCAGAATCCATCGTTCCAATCTCTTGTCCAGTTGTTAATAATTGATTTTCTGCAGTGCTACTTATACTATCATGAGAATCATTTTCAGAATAATACCAAGTTCCACCATTAGCTTCACATGACTCTTTATCAGAATACTGTCCTAACGAGCAATATGCTGTCTTGAAGTTAATTTTTTTTGATGCGAATACATCAAGGTCATCTAATATATCATCGCCAGTTCTATATTTAATACTATTATCTTTTAATACAATAAACTTATCTGTGTCAAGACCAGCATTTTCTATTCTTTTTAAAGTTAATTTATCGGATTGTAAATCTTTTATATAAGCAGTATTGATTTTACTTAATGGCTGCATGGTTGTTTGTGCATACCATAAACCACCTGCTTTAACGCAAAAAAATACGCCTTTCCCACGCATTTGTACAACAACAGTATCTCCGTCCTGCCCATATGCTTTTGTGGGGAAATACCCTATTATTTTAGGTTTTTCTGCTTTTCTATACTGAGTTGCCATTATTTAACGTTTTTAATTCTATAAACAATAGTATAATCATTAATTTCAAACCCATCAGCAATATCAGTATTTACTCCTTCAAATTTAAGAGCAAAAGAATATATATTATTGATTGAACTTGAAGGTTTTAATTCTGCTGTAATCCAACCTGTTCCTGAAGCCCCATCACTTAATCCATTTGTTGTTGAATAATTTGTACTATCATTTGAAAATTCTGTAAATGTTGATGAGCCATCTGTTGAATGGTATGCTTTTACTTTTGAATGTGCAGCAGAACCACCATTAGTTGATTTAAAAGTTACATATACTTTATATATTTTCTTTCTTACTCCAGGTGAGCCAAAATCAAAATCTTTTGTTCTTAAAATAAAATTATCCATTAAACCATCACCATTGCTTGATGTAGTTGAATCATCTGTCCATTTATATATAGCATTAATTCCATCAAAAGTATCACTTGGGGCATCTACAGCATAATAAATAATATCTCCATCTTTATTATTAGCAAAATTTGATAGATATCCTGTACTTCCTATACTTGCAGTTTCAGGTGTTGCTGTTAGTTTTTTATGTAAAAATGTCCAACCTTGGGATTGAAAATCATATTGAAAACCATCAGTTATATTTGTACCAATTGTTTCACTTGTATCTCCTCCTGGGACACCAGGGCCAGTATTTCTTGCTATGATAAGTTTTTTTGTTGATTTTACATATCCTATTGCAGGAATATCAGTTTCTACTATTGTCCAAAAATTGTTTGCTGAACCAACAGGATTTCCTTGAAAACTTTCTGTTCCAACTTTATTGTCAATAAGATTTGTTGTTTTCTTGCCATCATATAGAAAACATCCACTTGCATTGACCCATACAATACCATAAGGTGTTTCTGTAATTTGACATTGTTTATTAATACCTATATTATCAAAAGTATCTTCTAAATATTCATAATCTCCTGATACATTTATTACAAACACTTTCTTTCTCTTAAATTGCAATATCCTATCTTTATAATATGCAAGCCCAGTTATTTCATCTCCATCTTGTATTGCTACATCAATATAATTGCTTGCTGGAAATAAATTATATTTACCAACAGGAGTTTTTAACATTCTATCTCCATATATTTTATTACCTTGTTTAATATTTCCAACATATAGTCTATTACCGACATGTACTGCTGTTTTATATTGACAAGTTAAATTTTCTAAAGATTCTGCATCTTTTTGTTTAACTAATGTTTCAGATTCATAACTATCAACTTCATTAAATGTTAATAAATCTTTACGTTCAATTAGCCAATTATAAGATAAATCAATACCTCCAGATAATTTTTCATATGAAGTTCCAGATGTTGATGATTTGGCCTGCATTGTTTCTGTATCGATAGATGCTTGCAAATACCAAATATCATGAGAATTGTCTTTCATATAAATTTTTACTGTTTTAACAAATGGACTTCTAACCAAATCAGGTCCAAGAGTTATATTCATAACAGGAGCTTCTGTGGCTAATATTATTTCATCTTCACCTATTTCCTCATCACAAACCACAAGACTAGATTCTTCGTCAAATATATTAACCGTTGTGCATGCAACTGTATAAACTCTACCTGCCCAATTTTCTCCATCTAAAGTTGCTGTTTCATCTTCATCTGCTGTTTCTTCGGGAGGTTCTACAAAATCAAAATTAATATGTACAGTTTCTCCAGAGGATGTTTGGGCATCTCCAGCATCATATTCTTCTTCATAGAACTTTATTTCAAAATTATCAAATAAATATCCAAAGCTTTGAGATAATGTAGAAAAAACAGAGTTATTAGAAGCTAAATAAGACGCTTGAACTCCAACCCCAACTCTTCCTAGCACACTCTCTAAACCTAAACCATTATCATTTGCAACCTCTATTTTTAATATTAAATTATCATCAGTTGTAATACCACTATCAAATTCTTCTCCATCAATTATAACAGGATGAAATGTCCATGAATAATCAGAATACGTATGTGCTGAAAAACCACTATCTCCTTGTACAGCTTCAGGATATACGGGATAATTTGGTGCAGTAAAATTAGTATTATATCCTAGATAAGTACCATTTTTTGTTATACCATCTCCATGTTGATGAAATTTATCATTGCCCCCTGGATATTGTAGATAGTTAGGGCTATTACTACCAAAATCTATATTTTCAAAATGCTCTTCTGCATTTGAATCAAACAAACTTTCAATAAGACTATCTGATATGGAAGCATTAAGCTTATATAAAGATACTTTTATTTTTGGAACCTTTAAATCTTTAGTATAATTTGTTACCATACTACTTGAAAAACCTGTTTCATTACTATAAATTTGAGATATACCCGACATATACATATGTAATCTAAATGATAATCTAAGTAAATGTAATGCAGGTTGGTCTAATTCATATCCTGTTTCATTCTTTAATTCTGTTCTCATATTAACACCTAAATCGCTTCCAGAAATAGGTATATATATAGGATTATTAACAGCTTGAAATTTAGCCCCATCATCAAAACGCCCAATACCATCTTCAGGATTGCTTGAAAAGGAGCCTTCATTGTTGCTAGAACTAGCTACATAGTACTGAATTGATTGTTCTCCTCCTGGAATCCACATACTATTACTTCTTCCTCCAAAGTTACCATAACCTGTGTCGAGATATTCGTCTTTAACATCTTGTTTATTCTCTGTTCTAAAATGGTCAAAAAATCCATCTGGTACAGAAAAATCACTATACCAAGAATCTGATGTAGTAAAATCTCTTGTTGGAACCCATTTCACAGGAATTGTTTGAGGTGTTTTAGCTAAACCAGATACGTAATCCTGTTGTTTTGTTATATCGTAATCTGCCCATTCATAATGCCATGGTTCAAATGAAGTATTATAATTATCTGCTCCTGATTTATTATACTGACATCTTCCTTGACTATCGTTACTTGGAGGTAATATTGTATGATTGTTTTTATTCCATATATGGTCATACATATTCATTAAACGTTCATGACCTATTATTTTTTGATTTTGAGATGATTCTATATTGTTAGATATAGATACAGAATCAATAAAACTAATTAATTCTTTTGTTGTTTTTGAAGCATATCCAGTTAAATGAGAAGTATTATCTACTATTTTATCATAATAGAAATAATGCCTTAAATAGTTATTGTTAGCAAAATTTCTATCTGATACTTGCAACATTCCATTTACATAAATATAATTAGGGTCAACATTTGGTGTATCAAATTGCATAAATTCTTTATCCCAGAATCCAAATTCTTCATAATAAGCGTATATTTTTGATTCATTTGTTAAATTATCATTTAACAATATTATATTTTTGTTCATACCTTCTCTATTTAGATGGATAGCTCTTAACGTAATATCTTCAAACCCCACAGCTTGAATTTGAGAATATCTTGAATGATGAGTTGTAGCTGTAGCACTTCCAGTAGTATATCCAAATTTCCCTCCATAAAGTCTTATAATCCAATCTGTTTTTTCTTTAAATTCTGGAGGAACTGTAAATTCTAATTTATACCTATGTTTATCTGAATTTATTGAAGCTCGTCTTGTTTCTCTTTCTTGATTTGTTTTATGCCCATAATCAAATGCTGTTGGTATATATCCAGCTTCTTGTTGATTAACTATAGTAACAATATCAGGGAATGCTTTTTTTACACTAACTGCACTTAATCCTACAGGATTTAACATAAATTCTGACATAGACCTAAATCTTATACTTACCGTAACAGAATTTGCTTCTGTAGATAATGGGGGAACAAAAAAAGTTACATAATTAAAATTAAAACCATTATCTGATTGATTTTTCCCTTGATTAATATGCCTATAATAACATTCATTTTTGCTATTATTAGAGGTAGTTAAATAACTCTTGCCTTCAGTACTTGTTGTTTTCCATCCATTAAGTAAAGATGTATTCGTTTCTTTATTATATACATCATATTTCATTTCTACAATACCACCAGTATGCTCTCCTGTTGCATATTTAAAATATAAATGATAATAACAATTTCCATCTAATTCTATATCTTGATAAATATAATTATCATCTGAATTAGGCATTCCCCCGCTTAATAATAAAACATGTCCACCATCAGGCCCTCCATCAGCCTGTTCTAAACCAGGAGCAGGTGAAACACTTAAAGTTTTAGATGTAGACGTTCCTAAAGACTTGTCAGTTTCCATTATTGTATTAGGTAAAGGAATAGCAAATTGGTCAGTTCCTTCTACTGTCCATCCATCTAACGTATGTAATTCTGCATCATCTGCCAAATCTGTTTCAAGCCTAGTAAATACTATTTCTGTAGTACTATTTACTGCTGTACATACACCAATAGGTAAGCCTGTTGATGTTGTAAAAATCTTTCCTAAAGAATTTCCAGTTGTTGCGCTTGCTGTATCAACTGTAACTGTAACATCGCTAAGGCTTGCAGTTTCTCCGCTACCTTCATTAACATGTATACTTGTATCTGATATAGCTGTAAAATCACCATTAACAATCTTATTTGTAAAAGGAGACAGTTCATTACCTCCTACTGGTTCGTCACTTATAATCCATGTATCATTACCCATTAATACACCGTCTTTTGTACCATCTCCAGCAGTTGGAGAATATATTAATACTCCTGGTAATATATCTGCATTATCTCCATCAGCTACAAACATTTGCCATAAAGCAAGTTGACTTATTGAAAATTCTAATTCATATTTTGTTCCAGGAGAAAGAGATTGTGCTGGTAATTCTAAATAACCTAAATCTCCTGCTGTATTTGCTGTTGTAACTTCAACAGATGATGATAAAAATTTAGAAACAGTTCCAGGTAATTCAGAGACAACAGCGACATCTGTAGCTAATGATTTATTTGTAAGCAGCCTAGAACAATCGTAAGTCCCATCAAATCCATCAATACTCCATGCATTGCTGCTTGATTTAATGTTATATATAACATATTTAGAGGCTGTAGTTGGAACTGATGTAAAAGTTCCACTTCCATCGCTAGAATCTCCTTCTGAACTAAAAATATAAAAAGCATTTGTTTCTACCCATAAAACTTTAAAAGTTGTATTATATGCTGAATCTAAACCTGCTAAAGTTACATATTCTCCTGCATTTAAGGAATGGTTAGTTGCTGTAACTTTTGCTAATGTGTTTGAAGTACTATTTCCTAATCCAAAATTATTTTGAAATGGTTGGAATATATCAATTGTCCTTGAAGGGTCTTTGTTGTCTGCATATATAATATTACAAGAACGAAAAATATTACTTCCAGTTGTATCATCTGTTATCTTAACTATTGTATTTGCACTACCATCACTAACTGCTGCAGCTGTAAAATCTAAAGCCCCTGATATGTCATCAATATTATTAATTGCTGTAACAATATCACCAGCAACTTCTGCTGCTGACCTATCATTTATATTAATTGTTGCTGCGGCATATGTTCCATATGTAGAAAAATCACTTCCTTCATCACCTGAAGTAGTAAGAGCTGAAGGGTCTAAGGCTGAAGCATCTATAGTGCTAAAAGTTACAATGCCCATCTTATCATTAGACTTTAGAATTAGTTTTGAATTGTGAAGAAACTCACTCCCAGCAACACCAAAATTATAAACTCTTAATAAAGCAATTGCATTTGTATTTACGCTAGTCCCATCAACAGCTGAGATTGTATTGTTACTTGAACTATATGAATCAAATGCTGCAACGGTTGCAACTTTGGTACTACCAACATAATCTGTTATTAATCTTGATTGTCCTTTGCCTGGTCCATCAATAATACTAATAATCATATTGTTATAATAATCATTAGTTGCATGACTTGTAGCTGAAACTTTTGAAGGAGTTGTTGCCAATGTAAGTGAAGTTGAAGAATATGCTGCAACAGTTCCTTCTTCATGTGCAATAGAAAAATTTCCTGAATCAGGAATTGTATTTGGAAACTCATCATATCCAAACGAAAACAAACCACCCCCAGGAACAAAAGTTGTATTTGTATGAGGATGATTTGTTATATGTTTTGTGCCAGCTCCTGAATATCTAACAACTCCATATTTATCTAATGAAGCATTCCAATTCTGAGCAAATTGATTTTCTTTAATATCTCTTGCATCAGAATAGCAATTAAGCCCACCAGTAAAGTCAGTTATATTAAGCTGTTGTTTAGGCATTAATTACCTTTCATTTTATCTACTACAGGCTTTATAATCATATCCCAAACTACATCATCTTTTTTAGAAGGTGATAATTTTACCGCTTTCTCAACAACATATAAAGCAAGTAAACACCATTCCCAGTTTGCTAATAACATTTGCATGTTTTTCTCCTTTTTTTAGAATTTTAGTTTCTTAAACTTCTTTAAACTATCTTTCACTATAGCTAAGTCTTTTTCTATCTCTTCTATATATTTACCATATTTATTAACAGATTTTTTTAAAGACTTTACCTGTTTATCTAGTTCGTTAGGCTGCTCTACATATTCTTGTATTTTGTCTAACTTAAACTGCTTCATAAGTTGTTTCATTACAACTTCCATAACCTTCTTAACGATTAATCCTTGTATCATAATATCCCCTTATTATGCAACATCATCTAATATTGCTGCGACTATACATTGAACATTTCCTCCTCCAACTGTTTGGTCTGGGTCTGCAGATATTGCATGTAAATCTCCAACTGTTGTATTTGGCATTTTTGCAAACCAAGAATGTCCAGAACTTATTTCAATAGCATTTGTTGAACCATGTGCTACAGTTGACCCATCTTGAACCAACATCACGCTTTCATCAGTTGAACTGCTCCCATCTGTTGTTCCTGTATTCTTTATAAATAAAAACTTTACTTTATCTGAAGTTGTTATATCAGCATTTGCTGAACCTGTTGCAATTCCTGCACTATTAGCTAAATATTTACCTGTAATCAAATCAACACTGCCTGTATTATGAGGAACATTAACAATACCATAGAACCATTTATCGTTTGCATCAGCAGGAGTATATGAGAATGTTAAATCTTTTAATGTTGCTTGAATCTCATCAGGTAATAATACCGCTTTAATTGTCATTGTTGCATCATCAGCCATTAAAAACTCCTTCCTATATTAAATTTAATACCTTTATTTTGCCCAAGATTAAGACCTAAATTTGCTTGCCAGTTATTTTCACTTCCAAATCTTGTGCCTATATTAACACGAGGATTTATATCTTGATGCCTATTAAAATACATCTTTTCTGTTAATTTATTAACAAGTTCATCAACTAAATTATGACGAACTCTAACATTCTCATTTTTACCAAATCTATAATTTCCTCTTAAAGCTGGTATTTCTTTTAAAGTATTTCTTAAAGATGATAAATTTTCAATAGAACCAACAGTAGAAGCTGCTTTTTCTTTTCCAGTTAATTGTAATAAGATTTGTAATTTTTCAAAATCGTTCATTAAAATCTCCAGTTAAGACCTGTTGATATATTATACTCTTCTCTTCCATAGTAACTTTGGTAAATACCCTCAATGAAAACCCCAATATGCTCACTTAGGTTAGTGCCTATTTGCAATCCAACGTCATATTGAACGTCATCTCCTTCATAAGCTTTATCTGTTAAACCAACAGAGTAAGGAAATGCGTTAACCCATATATGGGAGTAATATTTGTCACCCCCAAGTAAAACATCAAGACCAACTACTATGGAAGCTTCTGCTTGCCATTCTTTTTCTTTATTATCTTCATTGTATTGATGTACTACATGAGGATAATGATAATCGTAAAATTCTTCATCGCTTCCTGCTACATAATTACCTTCAGGGTCTTCCCAGTAATAATTAGTACCTTCATAATAATATATCCAATAACCTTCATATGTATATTCATCAACTTCAATCCATACATAATATCCATCTATTTCGCCATTCTCATTTAAATCATGGTCAGGAACTTTAAAATCAGTATACCCATAATCATATGCTAATTCAAACCAATAACCTTCATAATCCAATATTGCAGGATGTCCATATACTGGGTGTCCTTTTACAGATGCTCCAGTTGTAAAAATTACTTTTCCTAAATTAAGTCTATATCTTGCATCATAATCAGCAAACTCCAAATCTCTACTTTCTTTCTTTAAATATTTAAATTTTGTAACAAAATGATTATTTGACCATTTAATCCAATGTTCTTGGTCTAGGTATTCATAACCCTGGTTTCGTACAGAACTCGCTGAAAAAAGGTATTCTACGCCATTTACAGCGCCAATTATAGCTTTATCACTTAAAGATTTCTCATTTCCTTTATAAAATTTACTTCTTGATTGATAATCATATAATGCAATCTTTCTTATTCCAAAATTATATTTATAGTCATCTTCCGCATTAATATTACCATTTACATAGGGTGTGCTAATATTAGCAGACGCATAAGTAGTTGCATTAGTAAAAAAACCACCAAAGAGTAAACTGCAAGACGCAGCCACATAAACAAGATAGTTTTTAAATCGTCCATTCATTAGAACCTTCCTCCCCCTTTTTTCTCTACTTTGGAAAGTCTCTCTTCAAATCCTTCTAACTGTGTTTTTAATCCATCTAATTTTGTCTCAATACCTGATAAATCAACATCTGGAATATCAATCTTTTTATTCTTCAATTTGTTTAATTCACCTTTAATATAATCTAAATCTGTTGCTAGAGGAGTTAATTGAGATGATAATGTTTTAATCTCAGTAAATGTTTCTTTAAACTCATTTAATTGATAAGTAATAAGTTTTAAATCTCCATTAGATTCGATATTATCTACTTTATCTTTTAGATGTGTAAACTCCAATCTACTTGGGCTATTTGCTGATTTAAGCTCATCTATAGAACCCATAATACTGAAATATGTTGCACATGCAGAAACTAATATAGCTCCCATTGTTGCTATAAATTTTAAATCAAATGTAAATTTACTACCTTCGCCTATTTCAGTTGCCATCGTCTTTACTTCTCCTCCTTGATATTTTTGAACAGCCTTTATTGCTTGGTTGAGTTCTGTTCTTGTTATAAATCCTAAATCTAAGCAACATTTCCCAAATTTATTGCCAGATACTTCATGCTCAAGTTCAGCTTTCTCACGCTGCTTTTGAGTGATTTTATTAGATTTTAATAAATAATCACCAATATTCATTTTATACAGATGCTATAATTACTTCTAAATCACAAGAACCAGTATTAGCATCAGCTTGGATATTTGTTAAACTCCCAAAAGCAGTATCAGAAGCAGCATCTGCATCTTGAGTAGCGTTAAAAATAGCTGTCATACCATTAGCATTATCTCCATTTAAAACAAGAGTTTGTTCTGCATCAAGTTTAACAGCAAATTCATCATTATCTTGATTTCTGAATGTCAATGTTATAAAATTTGTACCATCTAAATTAGTAAATCTTATATACCTAACATCAGCTGCAGTATAATGCCCAGCTGAAGCAACAGCCGAACTAAATGTACCTATTACACATTCGGTAGTTGTAATAGTTAATATTCTTTTCGATATCTCACTAATACCCGAAAATGATTTTATAGTTGTTCCGCCAAACTGTTGGCCATTCAACGTAATGTCTTCTGTATGTGTGACTGTTAAGTTTGCCATCTTTCTCCTTATTTACCTTCTATCAACTTACCCCATAATGAGGTTTGTCCTTTAATTATTTCTACAACTTCTACTTTATAATTACCGCCTTTAAACCAGTCGATAATTGCAAAAGCATGATTCCAGTTAGTTAACCTTCCACTCAACCAATCTTCATCTGCTTCTATATCTTTCAAACATCCTAAACTCCAAGCACTTATAGTTCCACCTGCAGTTGTTTTAGTGAATCTTTGCAGGTCATGTGTATGCCCATACATAATACTTTCACCATACATATCCAAATGCTTAAAAGCATGATATTTAGGAACATATTTACCATGCGTAAAATTAAGTTTACCTTTCTTTAATAATTTCTTTCTATTATAAGGATGGTATTTATAACCTCTCTCTTTTAATCTTAACGCATTATAGGTTGTATATTCCTTTAAATATGGGTATCTGACTACAAATTTATCAAGCCATACTTCATGATTGCCTTGAACGAAGTGTCTTTCTTTACAGTTAACCTTATCTAATGATTTGTCTATAATGTCCATTCCTGCATTCACATCAGAAACATCTTTATCTAACAATGGAATCAAATCTTCCATTGGTTTTGCACTTCTTCCTTTCCAATAGTGAGAACTAAAATGTTCCCATTCTCCTGTATCACCTAAATCAATATAAGTATCAGGTTTTACAAGCTCTATTGCTTGACATACTACGCTTATTGCTTTTTCATCGTGTATAGGAAAGTGCTTATCTGGTGTTACTATTGCTCTTTCTATTACACCTTTGCTTTTTTTAGCCATTAATACCCCTATTTCAAAAAACTATTTTTTATTGTCTTTTTTTTCGTCAATCATTGATTGTAATAACTCAATTGCTCCTTGACATTTAACGAAAACCTCTTTAGCTTGTTCTTGTTGCTTTTTAAGATTTTCTAACTTCTCTTCCAAAGTCTTCATATTATCCCCTATTTATAATCTTGGTACAGATAAATTTCTTACTCCACTTTTCCTTAATGGATATTGTTTTACCATTTTATCATACATCTTATTAAAATATTGAGCTTTTTCTAAATCTCCTACATCTTCTAATAACCTTGACTTTATATAACAAACTACAGCAGGGTGTAAACCTGAATCAAGACCTGCTTCTGTTTTTAAATCTTCTGTTTGCGCATCAATTGTTCCATATTTTGATTTATAAGTAATTCTTATTCCATTTGAAACATCAGCATCTTGATATGTATCATATTTTTCTTTAGTTCTTTCTCCAGATGAAGATGTTGTATCTTGACATAAAATTGCTAATCTTTCATCATCATTATACCATGCAAAGTATGTATTTGGATATGTTCTTTTATTTGTTGCCATAATTCTCCTATGTTAATGAATCATCACCAGCATCAGTATCTGACCAAGTGCTAGCTGTATCATCTGTATCTCCTCTCAATATTTTATGAGGGTCTGCTAATTTTGGTATCATTACATATCTATCATTTGTATCTTTTATTTCAACTCTTTCTATTTCTATTACATCATCACTTAAAGTATACCATCTGTCATAACCTATTAAATTAGTTGTTTTTGATACAGTATTATTTCTTTTATGAGATGCAATATCATCCATCC